TTTTTCTGCATCATCGACAGCATCCTGTACGTCTTGAGCGTCACCAAAGATTGCTAGAGTATTAGCATACGCTGTTTCTGCGTTAGTTTCAGCAGTTTCTGCGTTTGTTTCCGCTGTCTCTGCATTAGTCTGCGCTGTTTCTGCGGCGGCTTGGGCGGCTTCAGCGGCGGCTTGAGCAGTTTCTGCATTAGTCTCTGCAGTTTCTGCATTAGTCTCTGCAGTCTCAGCCGCTGTCTGTGCGGCTTGTGCGGCAGTCTTTGCAGTCTCTGATGCAGTGGCTGAGGTAGCCGATGCAGTAGCACTGGTGGCCGCATTGGTTTCTGAAGTAGCGGCATTGGTTGCAGAAGTCTCTGCAGAGGTTGCAGAGTTACTGGCTGAGGTTGCGCTGTTAGCGGCGGAGGTAGCTGAAGATGCGGCTTCTGCGGCTTTCTGAGTTACAGTGGTGACTGTAGTATCTGTTGTGCTGTCACCTTGTCCACCTGTGCCACGAAAAATAGCCATTTACATCTCCAGTGTATTGAATTAGGAAGGGGCCACGAATGTGACCCCCTAGGTTGCTTTAGGCGTTGAAGATCAATGCCAAAGCTGACTCAGGACGTAACACCTTGACACCGTAGAGAGTGTCTGCAGTGAACAAGTCACCAAGGTATTCTTGCTTGTATTGAGTCTGTGAGCGTACACCTAATTGCTCTGCAAATACCATAGCGTCTTTATGACCTAAGATACCTGCTTTCAAATCACCACCGGCAGTGTTTTGTGCGGCAGTTTCAATGACAGGGCAGTTAGTTGAAACGTAGATGTCGATACCGTAAAGGCTACCGATGTTACCGTTTTGTACAGGCTGACCTGATACGAAATCAGATGAGTTGTAACGGTCAATACCACGAATAGTCTGAACGACTGATGGAGGTACAACGAGGAAACGCTGATCCATTGGTGTGTCGTTATCGTCCAACTCTTTAACTGCTTCACGGAAAGCCGCATCAGTAAATACGTCAGCCGCCGCAACAGTGTCAACAGCGTAAGCAGTCAAACCTGTAGAAGCATCCATGAAGAATGAGTTAGAGTGAACCCAGTCTGCACCATCAGAGTCGCCTAAAGACTTACCAAGGGCAAACAAGTCAGTATCGACCTGCTTTGCAAGTGCATAACCTGCGTCAGAAGTGTAGAACTGACGGAGTGAAGACAGAGCTTGCACGTCAGTGATGTCTTCGATCAAACGAGAATACTCGTAGTGTTGATCGATTGCGACTTGTACTTCTGACTCAGTAGCCGCAATCAGTGTGACCTGAGTTGAAGCTGACTTAGCAGATGCATCGCCACGAGTAGGCTTAGGGATGTGAATAGTATCACCCTTCTTGCCAGTCATGGGCATACGGTTTACAAGATTGGCGAGTACGAGTGACTTCTCGTATGCCGCTACGATTTCGTCAGACCAAATTTCGGGGATGAAAGTAGCCGCCGTGGTATTGGTGACGTGGTTAGTACCTAGTGCCATGTTAATAGCTCCTTAATGCTAAATGTTTACCTTACACGTTTTTCAGCATAAGCTAACATGATTTCGTCATGTAATTGCTGATAACGCTTAGGGTTCGTTTTCATGAGTTCAATAATATCAGCACGACGATAGATTTTACGACTTGGAGCCTCTGTAGAACCTGTGGTACTGCCTGTAGAAGCGGCCTTTAGTTGACGCTTACGATCTTGCTCTTGAACTTTAGCTGTTTCTGCTACCATGCCCTGACGTTCTTTCCAGAGTGTCAAAAGCTCATTGGCGGCTTCATAATCAAAGTTCTTGTCTGCACGTTCGTAGAGTTCACGTCGAACTGAAGTGCTGTCTCTCCAGTCTTGGAACTTCTGATCCTGAATAATATCTATAAAGTCAGGATGATTGTTCTGTAACTGAGCCAGTATCTGCTGTTGCTTCATAGCCAGTGAGGTTTCTTCAGCTTGCTTTAGCTTCGGATGGTTCTCAATTGCTCTTGCAATAGCTCTTTCAGGATCTGCAAAGAAGTCTATGTCTTCGTCAGTTTCTTTTTGTGGGCTTGGGGCCGCTTGAATCTGAGACTTTACGAAATCATCAACAATTTTCCGTAGTTCGCCTACTTCAGAACTTTGCCTGCCTAGAAGTTTCTCAGCTTCCTGATGCATCTGGACGATATCTTTGATATCTTTCCCTTGATACTTTTCAGGAATGCCGTCATCTTCTTCAGGTTCTTGAGTGTCTTCTAGGATTGGCTCTTCAGCTTCCTGTTCGACTTGCTCTATTTCCTCTAGTGAAGAGAACTCTTCGGTGTCTTGTTGATCTTCGGGTTTCCGATCAAGTAATTGTGCCATATTGTTAAACTCCGTGCCGTAGCATTATGGAAGTGATTATTTTCTAGCGGCTCTCTCATGATCCCTAGCCCACTTATCATCAGCATCGGGCCATCCGATTCCTTTGAAATGTGAGGATACACTTGAGATTATCCGCTGTGAGGTGTCACCACATTCAGGACAAGTTGCGAATAGATCATTTGAATCTACCCATTGTTCTTCTATGTGGTTACAAGTCATGCATTTGAAATCATATCGTCTAAGCATCCTCAGACTCCATGTCAATTGCATTTTTTATTCCTGTCTCAAAACGAGTGATGTTCAATAGTGAACTACGCTGTCCTTTGACAAAGAATAATTCTTGTTCGTTTTTGATCTCTTCAATACTATATGCATTTAAGAGGTCTTGGGCTTCACCTACAAATTGTTTCCAACCGGGATGAATAAACAAGCCAAGATAGTTTTCATAATAAGTTTCGTCTTCAGGACTCAAGAGAGTTTCTCCTGTTTTGTTTGTATACTACTATTATACCATAAAATACTTGACTTGTCAAGAGGATTGTGCTAATGGAGCCTTCTTTTGTGGTGCTTTAGGCTGTTTTGATTGCTCTTCTAAAGCCTTAAGACGTTCGTCGTATTGCTTAAGAATGGCATTCACTTGTGTTAGAATGTTATCCAGTTCTTGTTTGGTTACCATTAGTTCCTCGCATTTGCATTTCTACAATATCTTCTTTTGTTTCAATCTCACGTTGCTTGAGGGCAAGTTCTGCAATCTTCGCACGTTGAGTGAACTCTTGTTCAGTAGGGTCTTGGCCCATACCTTTCATCACAGCCGCATAACGCTTGGTTTCACTATCAACAGGAAGCAATTGTGTTTCAACTTGATTCTGTTGAATGCGTGAGACAACCTCTTGTGTTTGCGCTTGTGTGTAATCAACCATTGCTTGTTTTTGAGCCATTTCCATTTGCATTGCTTGCATTTGTGCTTGTTGTTGCTCTGGATTTGGTTGCATAGACTGTTGTAGGCTTGCAATGATTTCTTCACGGTTGCTTAAGTTCATGTTGTCTACAATAGACTGAACAAGCATTGGATACATTGGTGAATCCTGACCCATTGTCTGTAGCAATTGAACAAGCTGTGTCACTTCATACTCACGAGCAATAATACCCAAAGAGCTACTAGCGACAAACTTAAAGTCTTTAGCAGGGTAACGCTCAGGGTCAAACTGCATATACCGATAAGCAACCTTTTGAACTAATGGGATCAAGAATGCTTCTTGGAAGTTAATCAATGTACGTTTATGTCGCTTGATGATTGCTCCAAGAGACATAGAAATACCTGCCGCAGTTGAATCGCCATTAATACTTCCCGGAATACCTGCCGCATCAATA